GTGCAAAAATCTGCCAAGGTGACTTGACGTCTTTACACAGCGCGAAAATATCCGCGTCTGAAAGTGGCTTGTTAAAGGCCAGTGTCAGATAAGCCCGGTCATTCCATATGTTGCCAGCACCGGAATATGGACCACCAGCCCCAAAGGTAGTGGTTGCCCCAGTTGAAGCGGTGCCGACAGTGGTATCGTTAGATGATTTTTTGCCGAAGCGAAACCAGCTTGCCGTCGTTCCATTGACTCGAATAGCAACAACCGTATCAACAAACGACTCAATCGTGCTATTGGCTTCCGAGTACTGAGCAACACCGTTCAATACAAAGGTTTGCCTTGTCAGGTTGCCAGTAGCTCCTCCAGCAATCGCCGAGTTTCTGCCCCATCCCCAGCCAGCATTACCAGCAGTGCGAGTTGATAATAAGAACCGTGATGAATCGCCTGATGCGTATTGCGAATCTTTGGAGCGCCAAATGGAGATCAGCGTCAGGCTATTGCCAGAGGACACTAATCCATTATCCGTAAATTCTGACTTTGAAGCACCGGCAGCATTGATGCGCCGCCCAGCAATACCAACATCGCTAGGGAAGCCGGTAGTGTTAATTGCCCCCCTGTTGTCCGCTAGATTGACCTCCCCTAGCGCGGGATTATGGACAAAGACCAGCCCCTTGCTGCGCCAGTAAGCGCTTATCCCGGTTGCTTGTTGTGGCTGCTGAGTACGGATCAGCGGGGGAAGCATTCCCGCCATGATTAAGCAACCGTCGTGGTTACTTCGGAATACTCAACAGAACCGGAAGCTAGTGCTGCTCCGGAGTCGTTTTTGCAGATGATCTTGCAAGCGTAAGGCAAGGTGCCAAATGCTTGTAGCAGGCTGAAAGTCTTCCGCTGTATCGTTGAATTGGTGGGCAAAGGCAGTACACCAATCCGAGTCAGAACTGGCTCATCAACGGCAGACGAGCCAGAAGTTGGCCCGGTTTCAAAGTTGGTGCCATCAAGAGACAACTGAGCAAATACCAATAGCTGCTTATTGCCTGATACGCTGCCGGGAGTAGCAGAGACTTCCAGCAACACCTCGCCGTTTTTATTGGTATCGAAGGTGATCGTGCCAGCATTGATATAAGTCCCGTTCGCCAGCGTGCCGAGTGAGCCTAGGTTGGTTCTAGTCCCGAGTGCTTGAGTAACGGTAGCCATCAGTAACCCTCCATTGCTTTGCTGACTTCTTGTGAGCTAACTGGATCATCCTGCACGGCGACATCAAGCAGCGCGGCAATGCCATCTGCCAGCGCCGGTGCGTCTTGCGCAAACTGTCCAAGCTGCGCACGTGTCACAGGATGCCCAATATCAAACGTGGCTTGCTCTATCATCTTGAGCGCCCATTTGACGTTTGCATCTTGAGCGCCGAGTGTTTCAAGCGCGTTGAGGAAGTCGCCACCCTGCGGGGCCATGACGGCAAGCACGGTGCCGATACCGATAGGGGTTGGGACAATCTTTGTGCGGCCAACCGACAGCGCCGCAGCTATGGCGCCGTGATCGTCCATCGGCATATTTAGAGCGAGGATTTCATCACGGGTAATCATGATCACAGTTTGAAAATTCCAGAAGCGTTCCATGTGACCGCAATATCACCCGAGTTCGGAGTGACAGGCAGGCCGGTAACGCCAGTGTCGATGTAGGCGACGAGGCGCGATGTGCCTGCTACCCCCGTGTCGATGTAGATCACAAGCGCTTCTGCCGAAGCACCGCTGACAGCGGTGTAGGTTACGTTGTCACCATCAAACACTGCGGCAGCAACGACACCCACAGTGGTGTTGGCGATAGCCTGTGCCGTACCGACAACACCTGAAAGCGATGACAAAAATTCATGAGCATCTGAGAAGGTGTATGTGCCAGTATCGACCAGCGCGCACTTGACTGTGCCTGTGTCCAAGTCGATATTGGCGCCACCCTTCATGCAGGCTTCTTTGTATTTCGAATAAATTGCGTTGGCCATGGTTTATTCCTTGGGTTGTTTTGCCGGGATTGCTTCCGGGGTATTGATGGGTGGCGCGAGGCTTTGCCCGTATTTCGCCGCCAGTTTTTCTTCTTGCTGCAGCTCGTCGAAAACGTCTTCAATGTCGCGCCCCATTTCGGAGGCGATACGTGAGCGGCTAGTGATCTTGAGGGCGAGGCCTTCTTTGGCTGTCTGGATATCTTTGAGCGGATCGACCCAAGACCAGCCCCGGAATTGCCAGGCGTGGGCGGCGAATTTGTCGATTTTTACCAGCGGCAAGGGGCTGCCATTGGCAAGCAGAATGGCGCCGTTGACTAGTGACTGGCGCAGCCATTCTTTGTAAATCGGCTCAAGCCAGGCGCTGGCGAACCATTTGTGCTTCTTCTTCCACTCGTCACGTGTGCTGAGTACGGCAGTGCGGATACTGGAAAAATTGACGGCCTCGTAATCGTTGCACAGCTCGGGATAGGAGGCGCCGGGCAGGCCGGAGGCCATGCGCTGGTAAGCGGATTTGAGAAATGTCCCAAAGACTTCGTTGGGGTATTTAGAGTCGACGACGCGGATGTCGGTGCCATCGGGCAAGATGTCCCAGGTGCCGGGTGCGCTGGTGACGATACGGGCGCCGGCTTCGTCGCTGGCCTCGGAGCCGAGGTTGGGCACGGTGCCGTCCGGAGTAACGAAAAAGCCGAGGTGGTCGGCGCCATGCTTGGCGGCCATCAGCGCGGAGAGCGCGAATTCGCCGGCGTAGTGCATGGACAACATGCTGGCATGCATCCACGGAATGCCACGGCGCTGTTCGGGCCGGGTGTTGATGTAGCGATGGAGGACGGATTTGGCGTCGACGCGCTGCACGCTGCGGTTGCTGGAATTCAGCGGGCCGGTGTTGAAGTGGTAGGCGACCGGCTTGCCGACGGCACTGACTTCGACGCCGGAAATAATGGCGTTATCGCCTTGCGTGGCGAGGCGGCTGTACCAGGTGGCCAATCGGTCGACGTCGATGATTTGCAGGGCGTAGCCATATTTGTTGCCGGCGGCGCGGCCGAGGATGGGCAGGATCAGGCATTCGCCATCGCGCGCGGTGCCACGGGCGATGGTCTGGCAGATTTCGGCGAAAGAGTAGCCGCCGGAGACTTCGCAGACTTCGCGTTTCGACCAGTCGGACCAGGCGTTTTGAATGGCGACGCGGGCGCCATCATCCGGGGCGCCGGGCGCGTTGTCGACTAGCGAGACGAGGCGTGGCGCATCGGGGCCGATGAGGTTGGTTTCGACAATGTCGAGGTAATTTCGGGCAAAGTCGTTGTTGTTTTCCAGCGCGCGCGAGCGGTTGCGCAGGGCATCGAGGTCGTTGCGGATCTCGTCGTTGATTTTTTCTTGGGTGACTTGCCAGCTCGACGTCAGGCGATTGAGTTGGGCGGCAGCAAAGCCACGCGCTTGCGCGGGCTGGCGAAAGGCTTTTACGGCCTGCGTGATGCGTTGGACGATGCCCATTAAAACCTCAGATAGATGCGACCGGAGCGGCCGCTGCCATTGCTGCCGGATTGCGCGCGCACTTCCTGGCGATAGCGATCACGCAGCTTGAGCAGATCCGGGATAGGGATGGTTTTCAGGCGGCGCCCGGCAATTTCGTATTCGGCGACGCCGATGTCGCGCGCTTCGATCCACGCTTCGAGCGCGGCCAGGGTGCGCTGGGCATGGGAGCGGGCGTCGAGCCCGCCGGGGCTGGTGCCAGCGTAGTCGGGCAGGATGTCGAGCAGGCCGCTGCCGACGCTGTAGGATTCGCTGCCATTGCTGACCCGCTCGTGGTAGGCGTAGTTGCCAGCGCCCCAGGTGGCGGTGATGGCGGCGGCGACGGTGGATTGGTGCAGGTCACCGGCGGCTGCGGAGACGATGGTGATTTTGGCGCCGGCTTTGACCAGGGTGGTGGTGATGTCCCAGCCGGCGGCGGCCGGGTAGTCGGCTAAATTGCGCGACCAGGTGACGGTGTCGCCGGCGCGCACGCTTGCCGGGAAGGTGGTGGGTACGGTAGTGGCCATGCCACCTTTTACGCGCTGGGCGCGAAACGTTTAAGGCATGGGAGTTCGCGCGATGATCTGTTGCACACGGCGCTGTGAGATGCCAAGGCATTCGGAGATTTGGCGCGGGGTCTGACCTTTTTTGAAAGCGTCCCAGATGGCGGCGTGGCGCTCCTGGACTTCCATGGCGACGGCGCTGGCGATGTAGTGGCGATCACCTCCCCGTTCCAGGCGCAGTTTGCGCTCGAGCGGCTGGAAGTTTTCGCGCGGGATGTTCATTTCGGCGGCGACG